TAATCATAATCAGTTTTTAGAATTCTTAGGTTGGTATTATCAGAAGGAAGTATTGATAAAAACAGATGGGCTATAAACATAACTCAATGTCATGGAAAAAATCATCAGGAATTAAAAAAGCTTTTTGATAGTTTCGGAGTAAATTGGAATTATGACGGAAAAAGATATTCTTTTAATAATAAGGCACTTTGTAAATATTTAGAACAATTTGGAAAAAGCTGGGAAAAGTTTATTCCCAATGAGATTAAGAATCTTTCAAAAGAAGATTTGTTGATTATTTTTAAATCCTTAATGGCTGGCGATGGTCAGCAGATTTCAGAAAGAAAATATATTTATACTACTGCAAGTTCTAGATTAAGAGATGATGTAATGGAAATTTCTTTGAAACTTGGATTTGTTCCTACCTGTTCTACTTGGGAACCAAAGAAAGAAACTCATCACACAAGTTATCATATAAGTATTACCAAAAGAAACGAAGATACAAGGTGTGAGAAATTAAAACATAAAGATTATTCAGGAAAAGTTTATAGTGTTAATGTTCCTCCATATCACAATATTTTAATAAGACACAAAGGGAGAGTAATGTTTTGTGGTCAGTCCGCTGAGTTTGCATCTATTGCTATTGATGAGATTACACAGAACGATAAGGTTGTATTTGACTTTCTGCGTACGAGACTTAGATGGCCTCAAATATCTGATGTTAAATTCTTAGCTGGAACTAACCCTGGAGGAAAGGGGCATGTATGGGTAAAGAAGCTATGGCTGGATAAGGAATACGAGAAGACAGAAAGAGAAGCACATTTATTTCATTTTATTAAGGCAACTGCTTTTGATAATAAACGTAATTTAAGCGAGAGTTATTTTGATGGATTATCTGGATTACCAGAAAAGATGAGAAAAGCTTATTTAGATGGTAATTGGGATATATTTGAGGGACAGTATTTTACAGAATGGGATAGAGAACAGCATGTGGTTACACCATTTCAAATACCACAGAATTGGAAGAAGTTTAGAAGTTATGATCATGGAAGAGTAAAGCCAGCTTGTTGTTTATGGTTCGCAGTTGATTACGATGGAAGAGTTTGGTGTTATAGGGAATTATATAAAGCAGGTTGGGATGTTGGACAATTAGCTGATGAGATTAAGAAACTCTCAGTAGGAGAGAAATACCACTATTCAATAGCCGATCCTTCAATCTTTGCTAAGACTGGACAGGAAACAATAGGACAGATGTTTGAAAGAAGAGGAATTAATTTCTTAGGAGCTAATAAGAGAAGAGTAGATGGATGGAATTTAATGCACGAATATCTGGCTTATGATGATAACGATACATCAAGAATTAAATTTTTTAGAAACTGTAAAGAAACTATTAAAACATTACCATCTTTAATACATGATAAGATTAGACCAGAAGATGTTGATAGTTCTGGAGAAGATCATGCTGCTGATGCTACAAGATATTTTTTAATGAGTTTAAGGGAAAGAAAAGTAGAACAACCAAAGACAGAAACAGAAAGAAAATTAGAAGCAATGAGACCAAAAAAGAAGTTAGATTTCAATATGTATTTTCCTAAATAGGTTAAAAACTTGACCAAAGTTATTCACTAATATATTATTAAATAATTGGTATTGTAAAAAAATGAAAGAGGAAACAAAAGATATTTTTAATCCTGAAAAACATTTACTTGAAGATGAACAGGAGAATTTTAAATTTGTAAAAGAAAGAGTAGAACAATTAAAACAAACAAGAACTGATGTTTTCGGACAGGACCTAGAATCTATTTGGAGAGAAGCTGATGGGGCTTATGTTCCACATAGATTAAAAACAACTGGAAAAAGAGTTTTTGCTTCAGATGAAGATTTAGGTTGGAGAGGTGGCATGACTACCATAGGCGACGAAACTGCTTGGCAGTCTGATGTAGCTCAACCAAATCCCTTTGTTAAAACTCAGGTTGCTTTGTCTATTTTAATTGACAGAAATCCAGAAGGAGTTCTTACTGCTGGTGCATCTCGTTTTGAAAACACAACAAAGTTAATGAAACAGCTTTATCAAAGAAGTTGGGAAATGGCTCGTTCCAAATCACAACTCAAGCTGTTTATTTTTAATTTAGCTAAGTATGGATGGGCTATTGGAAGAACCTATCCTTTAAAGATTGAAAGAACTATAAAAAATATAACAAGTTATAATGAAGAGGAACCAGAGAAATCAGAATGGGAAGAGAAGAAAGTTTGTGAATATAATGAAATATTCAGAGAGAACTTGGACCCTTGGAATTGTTGGATAGATGATTTAACAAGACCAAATAATTCACTTTCAATAAGAGACTGGTGTTGGAGAAAAGTTTATTCTTATGACCAAGCAAAAGAAGAGTTTGGTAAATATAAAAGATTTAAATATGTTCAACCAACACAAGTAGAAGCCATTGAAGGAGAGGCTGATAAAAAAGAGTATCAAGATAAAGACTTGGTAGAAGCAGTCTTTTATGAGAATAAAATTAAAGATTTATTTACAGTAACCCTTAATAAAATTCCAGTGGTAATTGAACCACTGCCAATTTCAGATTCAGAAGGAAATAAAAAACTTTCTTGCTGGCAAACATTTTGGGTAATAAGACATGCTGAATCTCCTTATGGCATAGGACTTTACGAAGCAATGAGATATAATACTGGTTTATATGACAGGATTGTAAATATGACAATTGACCAATTAACTCTTGCTATTTATAAAATGTTTTTCTATTCAGGAACAGATACTTTATCTGAGACTGGAGAAATAAAAATAACTCCAGGACAAGGAATGCAAGTTTCAAATCCAAAAGATATTACTTGGATGGAAGTTCCTGGACCAGGAGCAGAAGCATGGAAAGGAATTGAGTTTATGAAAAAGGCTGTAGATGAGGCATCTGGTATTACAGACCCGTTAATGGGTGAAATTGTAGGAAAGACAGCTTTTGAAACTGCTCAAGCTAAAGAAGCAGCTCTTAAAAGATTAAAAGGACCATTAGAAAACATAACAGAAGCATTAGAGACAGAAGGATATATTACAGTTAGTTTAATACAAATGCTATATTCTGTGCCTGAAACATATAAAATTGTTGATGAAAAATTAATTGAGGCTTATTTACAGGAAGTTAAAGCAGACCCAGACCTTTATGAGAGAGACGAAGAGGGTGGATTTACAGCTAAAGTCTATCCGGAAGCTCAATTAAACCTTGATACAGACGATAAGGGCAATTTAGTTGAAACAAAAGACACAAGATTTTTTAGAATTAAGCCGAAATATTTAAAATGGAATGGGGTTATTAGAATTAGACCTCAATCTATACTTGCACCTTCAAAAGAGTTAACAAAAGCGATGGATTTAGAATTCGCAAACATATTAATTCCGTTATTAGTTCAACCTCCAGAAATTTACATTAAAACTGCTAAACAATTATGTAAAGTTTATGAGAAAGACCCTGAAGATTGGCTTCCTGACCCTTGGTTACAAGGACCACCAGGACCAGAAGACCAACCTCTTATGGTTCCAAAAGGAGAAGAAAGACCAGAGGGGGGAGCTGGTGGAGAAACACCAACTGGAGATGTTGGAAGAGTACCTGGACAAATGAATCCAGTACCACCTAGGGAAGCTCCAAGAGCAAGAGCTTCAGCAGAATTACCAGGGAAACAATCATTGGCGGGAAAAATCATGAACCGCATGATAAAACCTATGCGTATGGGAAAATAATATGTTAAACGAAAGAGAGCAGAGTGCTCTACGAACAATTCAAGATATTCCTCAGTGGAAAGTTGTTTTAAGGGTTAGGGATGAACTAATTAACAAGATTGTATTACAATCAGTTGTTAAAGATAGTCAATGGGAAACCATAAAGGCAGCTTTAGAAAGAGATGGAAAAGTAAGAGGAATTAAGGAGTTCTTTCAAGAAATTCTAAATCAATCGTCAAATGAGAACAAAAGATAAAAATTCTAAATCAAATATAGTTTGGATGAGAAGAGGTGGTAAGGTACTATCTTGGTGGCATAGAGGCAATGCAGATACTGATATTCCACAAAAAGTGTTTCTATTTTGTGGGGTTGGATTATTAATTGTTGACAAGTTAGGATTACCAGCTTGGTTCCTTATACCACTGGTATCTATAGCGGTGATAGTGATTATATGTATAGGGTATACAGATTCAGAAAAAGGATTCAAACAACTTCAAAATGAATATGAACAAGAGAATATGAGTCCAACTAATAGAAAAATACTTTCAAAATTAGACACAATAATTAAACAAACTAAAAAAGAAGAAACATTTTAAACGAATACGACAAATTTAGACTTTCAGATAAAGCAGGAAAGAATAACTTATTTGCAGAAGTTAATTATTCAGATGATGAAACTGTTAAAAATTGTAAGATAGTTAAATTTACTTTAGGTGATAAAGTAGCTTATGTGAGTAGAGATATTTTAAATCAAATGTTATTTGCAATAGGAAGCGAGGAAGAACAAAGTAAAATGATTCCTCAAAAGATTAAAAGAGTAAAACATTACGAAACAAGATTACATATAAAAGCTGGTAAAGATATTTCAAAAGGAGAAAACATAGTAGTTCCAGTAAGCATTACTCTACCTGCAATAGAGCAAGAAGTAATAGCTGAAGTATCTAAAAAATTGGAAGTTTCAAAAGACGCTTTAAAATATAAAAAGAGTAATATAATAACGCCTAATTTATAAAGGTCGTAAAATATAATTAAACTTTATCTCTCATCTTCATGAGAGTATAAAAGGAAGTCAAAAATAAAAGTTTATTATGAAAGCAATAAAATCAAAAACAGCTCCGCAAAAAGAAGATTATTCTAAAAAGATTTATGAAGAGTTAGTCAATATTCGCAAAATCTTACAGTCTTCAGGAAATATTTACGAGTTGAAAACTGATGTTCCAAAGATTACTTCAACTGAAACTACAGATGAATTACCAACTTTTAAGGATGGAACTGGTGAATCAATTAAAACTAAAGAAGAAGTAATTCACCCTATACCAAAAGAATATCGTGAATTAGTAAATGCTATTCTTAATCAAAAGTTTGGTATTAATGTGGAATATGACAAGGTAGGAAATGGATTTAGTTATACAATTGTTGTTCCAGATGAATACAGTAAAATGACTCCAGCTGAAAAAGAAATGTCAGGAGTAGATTTAAGAACAAGATTCGTTAATTATTCAGAAGGAATAAATGGAGTAAGAGAATGGACATCAAAGGTGTACAACAGCCTTACGCCAGAAATCAAATCAATTGTTGTATCGGAGCGTATGTAAATGTCATTTAATTTAGATGACGCAGATGACTTAACTTCTGCACAAATTAAAAAGATATATAAAAAAATGCCAAGAAAAAAAATATCAACAAGTGATGGTTATATGTACGATCCAGGACCAGACCCTTATGCACCTAAGACATTAGAAGAAGCTAAACGAAGAAAGAGAATTAATATGAAAGGAGAGAAAATAGAAAAGGCTTATAAAATGTTGAAACCTTATAAAAGAAACATTAGAGAAACGCTTGGAATTAGTAAATATAAACCAAGAAACATGTCTCAAGAAGAGTACGAATTAAGATTAAAAAATCTTAAAAAAAGAAGAGAATTAAAGGCTAAAAAGAAATAATATGCCTATCGCCTTTGAAAATTGTGTAAAAGCTGGTGGAAAAGTAAGACGTAAAACATTAAAAGGTGGAAAGTATATAAACATTTGTTTTAAAGATGGAAAGAGTTACACTGGTCATGTCAAGGTTAAAACATCTGATGGTGAAATGAAATCAAAATAAAAGGTCGTTAAACACAAGAAAACTTAAAAAACATGAAATTAGACTTATCACAAATAGTTTTAGATACAAACAAAAGAGAAGTTCTTGACCCAGAGATTGGAAAAGATGGAAAACCAACTGGTAAGAATATTAAAAGAACTTTAAGACAAAACCTAATTAGGGTTTTGAGTGCTCAATTTGATAGAAATCTTTTAAAAGAACCAAAAGAATATACATGGATTTATTCTCTAGCTACTTTAATCAGAGATGCAAAAGAAGATATTATAGAGATTGATGATGAAAAATTAGCTTTTATTAAAAAGTTAATAGGTAATAACAAGATGATTTTTATGCAAAGTGGTCCTCAAGGATTAATAGAAAAAGAAGGGTTTATATTTACACCCTTTGAAGCTGGACAAACCCTAGATATGTTAGGTGGGTTATAGGAAGTAATTTTAAAATCTAAGAAAGGCGTCTCCACCCAATTTGGGGAACTCTTTGAGTTCATCGGGTTTGTGGAGACGCTTTCCTGGTGGATTCAAAAAGCTCCCCAAGTCAAAGGGAGCTTTTTATTAATCTAATATCGTTCTTTGTATATCTTGCCCCTTCAAGCAAGCTTAAAACAAAGGAAGTCAAACATATGCCAGAGAATCGTATTAGTAAAATTCCCGAATTCGCCGAGGGCTCAATGTCTGGCGAACAGGAACAGGAAGTTAAAGAAAGTCCTGAGGAAACTCAAGACGAGGTGAAGGAAACACCTGAGGAATCTTCCCCCGAAGAACAACCTACTGAGGAATCTACTGAAGAAGAATCTTCTGAAGAAGACCTTAGTGAAGATACTACTGAAGAAGTTGAAGAAACCCCTAGTGATGTTTCTAAACTTCAAGCTCAAAAAGAGCAAGCTTATAAGGAGTTAATTGGCTTAACAAATCAGAAGGCAAAATTGCTCCAGGAAGTTAAAAGTCTTCGTGGAGATAGAAGAGAGTTACGAGAAGCTGAGTTGCATAAAGTTGAAGGTCAAATAAGGGACGAACTCAAAGATATAAATCCTGAAGACATTCCTAAAGTTGAAAGGATTGTCAAAAAGAAAGGATTTGTAACCAATGAGGACGTTCAAAAAATGATTTACAACACAGTGAAACAGCAACAATTAGATACTTTTTTAAACAAGTATCCAGAATTTAAGCAGGAAAATGACTCAGACGATGTTCATTGGAATGCTTTACAAAAGGAACTTTCTTATTATAAAATGCCTACTGATCCATACCGAGTAAGTGAAGTTTTAGAAAAAGCTAGAAAAGGAATTCAGCCTAAAAGTAGTGAACGAGATACCCAACCAGTCAAACAACGACTGAAGACTGCCCAAAAGGGGTCTACTCAAGGTATCCAACGTTCTTCTGCTACGAGTCGTTTGTCTTCTGAAGAAAAAGAAGAACTACGTCGTGGCGGCTGGTCTGAAGCAGAAATCATAAAAATGGATAAATCATAATTCTATAGTTTTACCAAATATATGGCTCAATCTAATTACGGATTTAGATTAGTCCAAGACTCATCTGAAGCATCTGGTGTGGAGCAATGGAGACATGCTACATTAGCTTTACAACCAGGAGATTTACTTGAAATAGATATGGGTGCTACTGCTGCTACTGTTGGAGATTCTTCAACCGTTGCTGCGTCAAGAAAGGGTGTGGTTGCAAACGCTGTTTCCACTGGTCTTTCTAATGTTACTATTGTGAATCCTTCTCAAGTTTGGGAAGTAGATTCTGCTAATAATAGTGATAGAGCACACAATGAAGACTTAATGGTATTAAGTGGTACTTCTACTGTTAATAACAGTGGAACTAATGCTGATTCTGGTATTTGTGTTCAAGTTGCTCCTGTTGGAGCTGCTGCAGATAAAAAGATTCTTGTCAGATTTATTGATGCCTTTGGTGGAAGTGCTATTGGATAATAATTAATTATGCCCTTAACATTATCAAAAGCCGCTGATTTGATTGACCTTTCTATCCAAGACATTTGGGTAAAAAGTGCTCCAA